TAAAGCAGATGTTGAAAAAGCATCAAACAGAATTGCTTTTTGTTTAACAGCAATTCACGATTTAAAAAATAGAGATTTAGAGGAATAAGATATGAACTTACAAGAACTAGCAGTTAAACCCACACTAATAAAGTTAACAATCAAAGAACCCAAAATTGTTGAAAAATATGGAGAAGAATTAGACTTCTACGTATATGACAGACAACCTTTGGATGTATTTGCAAAATTAGCCACCATAACAGAAGACAATCCCTTACAATTCACTGACATGTTAGTGGATTTGATACTGAATGAAAAAGGTGAACCTGTTATGATAGATGATAAAATTTTGCCAATTGATGTATTAACAGAAGCCATTAAATTAATTGGCGACAAGTTGGGAAAGTAACAAGCCACGTAGTAGACGAAGATTCTAAAGAAACACAATGGCTTTTACTAATAGATGCACTGGCTAGAACATATGGTGTTCTACCCAGTCAAGTTTTAAAAACAGCAGACACATTTGACTTAATGGTTTTAGATGTAAGCACGGCGTGGCAAACATTACAAAACAGTAAACGAAATAAAACGCCAATGCCAGATCATATGTATGATCCAGAGCAGTTAAAAGAAAAATTACAGAGAGCAAGAGGTGGCCAAAGTAACAGTTAATACAGGTGAAGTTGACAGAATGTTTGATGATCTTGAAATTATGACAGAAGAAGTCATGAAAGAAGGATATAAATATTTTAGAAGTCAAACACCAATAAGAGGTGGTAATGCTCGTAACAGAACAAAGTTAGAAAAGAAACATGTTATTGGTGCAAGGTATGGTTATGCTGAAAGACTTGATGAAGGTTGGAGTAAACAATCACCAAAAGGCATGACAGAACCAACCAGTAATGAGTTGGACAAATTGGTAGGAAATTATATAAAAAGAGTAACATAAGATGGCTAAGAATATTGAAGTAACACTTACCCTTAACAGCAGACAGTTTGATAGAGGTATTAAATCAGCACAAGCCAGTTTGGGTAAAGTAAGAGGCACTACTGCAGGCGTAGGTGGTGCATTTAGTGGTTTAGCAGGTAAATTAGCAATAGCAGGGACAGCCTTTTTGGGTGTTAAAAAAGCATTAGATGGTATCACAGGCAGTGTGGGTGCCGCACAACAAATTCAGGATATTGGAGTTGTGCTTAAAAATGTTGTGGGTAGTGCTGAAGGCGGTGCTTTAGCCCTACAACAAGTCAGGGACATAGCACAGGAATTACCATTTGCTTTTGAAGAAATTGCAGGAGCCACACCAGCCCTAGCAACTGTCAGTAAAAACCTTAATGAATTAGAAGAGAACACAAGATTAGCGGCTGATATTGCGGCTGTTACAGGATTAAGTTTTCAAGACGCAAGTAGCCAATTACAAAGAGCCTTAAGTGCTGGTGCAGGTGCGGCAGACATGTTTAGGGAAAAAGGTGTTCTTGCAATGGCTGGCTTTGAAGCAGGTGCCAGTTACAGTATTGAAGAGACCCGTAAAAAATTAAGGGAATTTGGTGAAAGTATTGACGGTGCGGCCAATGATTTAAACGTAACACTAACAGGTAGTTTGTCACAAGCAGGTGACAGATTTTTCCAATTCCAGAGTGCAATTGGTGATGCTATAGTTCCAGAATTTACAGCATTCTTAAATACTCTTGTAGGTATATTTGACAACAACAAAGAAACAATATCAGCATTTGCCAAAACTATAGGTGAAGGTGTTGTAAATGCTTTCTATAGTTTCTTGGAAATAGGTGCTGTTGTTATTGACTTCTTCAGCATGTTATTCAATGCTTTAAAAAGTGTTGCTACATTTGTTCAAGACAAATTTGGTAATGTAATATATGCTGTTATGAATGGTGCCGCTAGAGTAATAGGTGGTGTTGTAGAAGCAGTAGCATTCTTAGGTAAAGGTATTGGTAGACTTATTGAATTAGCAGGTGGCAGTGATGATGTTACACAATTCTTTGAAAACATACAAAATGCCGCAAATAAAGTTAGAACAGATGGCTTACCCAAAGTCAGAGAAGCACTGGGAGATGTGTTTACAGCAGTTCCCATAACAGGTGCTCAGGATTATGTAGCAAGTTTAATAGCAAATTTAAGAGCGGCTGGTGAAAAAGCAGATGAAGAAACAAAAAGAATAATTGAAAAACTTGCTGACACAGTAGAAGGCGGTAGCACAGAAATTAAGAATGGTGCTAAAGAATTAGCAAACACTGTAGCAGATTACAAAACAGCAGGTGAAGAATTATTAGGTGTGTTCAGTAGTGCTACAGAAAGATTGGGCGACGATTTAGCATCAGCACTTATGGAAGGCAAAGATGTTTTAAGCAGTTTCAAAGACTTCTTTAAAACCATAGTAAGTGAAATAATTGCACAGGCTATTCGTATGGCAGTTATACAACCATTCCTAAAAGGTATCTTTGGAATATTTGGATACGGATTAGATTTTACAGGTGCTGGTGGCATAGATAAATTTTATAAATTGCCTACTGAAAGAGCAATGGGCGGTCCTGTAATGGCAAATCAACCATACATAGTGGGAGAAAGAGGGCCTGAATTATTTGTTCCAGGTAATGGTGGTAGTATTGTGCCAAACAACATGATGGGAGCCGGCGCAACACAAGTTACATACAATATTCAAGCAATTGATACTAGAAGTTTTGAAGAAAGACTTGCCAGAGATCCTGAATTTATATATGCTGTCACAGAAGCAGGCAGAAGACGTAGCCCAGGAGGGAGATTATAATGAGCGTTCAATTTGTTATAGATAACGCAACTTACTTGAATATTAACAAACGTAAGGTCACAGCACAGAGTGTGAGTAGAAGCGGACATTTAAAAACTGCAGAAAGAAGTCCTGCTGTATATCAGTTTACTGTGGGTTCACCAAGAGGATTAAAATACAGTGAAAACAGAGGCACTATTCAAACACTTGATGATATAGACAGAATTACAGAATCAAATGTTGATATAGGTGCTAATAATACAGGATTAAATTATTTAACTGCATATTTGGGTGACACAACAGTTAGTGATTTAGGTAACATTACACTTAATAGTGTAAGTGGTAGCAACATATATGTAAATTGTGCGACTCTTACAGGGTCAGCAACAAATTTATTTAAGAAAGGTGACTATATACAACCCTTAGGCAACGCCAGTGTATATAGATACCCTTATCAAGTTACCAGTGATGTAGCATTTAGCACCGCAAGTAATGTAACTATACCAGTTCATAGACCAGTATTAAGTCAAACAGACACAGCACTTAATACAGGTGGATTTAGGGTAGGCAGTGATGTGCGTTTTCACGTAAAATGTTTTGTAAATCCAACTTACAATGTTGTGCCCCATGATTTAGTTGAATTTGATGAAGATTTCGTGTTAATGGAAGTGATTACATAATGAGCACCAGTATACCAGCAGTTCAAGGCACACATATATACCCTGTAACACTTATTGATTTGGATTTGAATGGCAATGTTTACTATTTAAGTGATGCTTATAAATCCTACAATGTGGGTGGTAACGATTACACAGAATTAGGTGCTTTTTTAAGTGTTACAGATGTGGATGAAAATTTAAAAATTACAAATGGTGACATAGCAATAAGTTTAGCAGGTATTCCTTCAACATCTACAGGATCAGAAGTAAATTATTTGAATATAATAATGACAGAACCTGTAAAAGGTGGAAACATCGCTATAAAACGTGCATTTATGAACACTGATACAAATGAACTAGACACAGGTAATGTGTATACACGTTATAAAGGCGTTATAACTAATTTTGCTATAAATGAACAATACAATTATTTGGAAAAACGCAATGATTATGGTGTTACAGTAACCTGTGCTAGTATATGGACACTGTTACAAACACAAATTAGCGGACAAAGAACAGAACCAAACAATCGCAGAAGATTATATCCCAGTGATGGTAGTTTTGACAGAATACCAGATCTATATCAGAGCACATTTAATTTTGGCAGAGA